CATATAAAAACGGAATTGGGGAAAAATGTCATGAAGATACCGCGAATAAAAAAAGTAAAAGCGAAGATGGCTAAGTTACTTGGAGACGAATGTGACTGGGAGAAAATTTTAAAATATGAACAGACTGAGACGGCTAAATTAAAGAATGAACAGCTTGAACTTAAATTGGAAAAAAATTATCATGATGATACCTCAAATAATAAGCAGACAATGCATTAGACTTCGGTTAGCAATTAAAGATTTATTTTTACCGAAAAAATATATAGATTTCAAAAGACACCTTCCCCTCATGCCTCTTTGTGTAAAACCTGGCTCAAATAGAAAAGGTGAGCATAATGGCAAGTCTAAATTAAAAACTAAAGATGTTTTAGACATTCGTAAGCAGTATGCCTTGGGATGTTACTCCTACAAACAGTTAGCTAAGCGTTTCAACATTAGCCGCACAACTATTGGCGACATAATATTACGTCGCACATGGAGGCATTTGTAATGTCTCGTAAGAAGCTACCTCCCGAGTTAAGAGATACCTTGCTCCGTGCAGATACAAATGCACTGGTGCCGCTTAGTTTCGCTGCTAAGCTGTTTAGTGTAAGTGAGACAACAATACGTAACTGGCACATTTTAGAGAAATACCCCGACTACGAACCCGTTGTTTACTCTCTGTTTGATATATTTAAATACTACAGCGCGCGTAAATTACAGGAAATCAGCAAAGTAAAAGACAAGATGGCTAAACTATTGGCTGATTCTGACTGGAATCAAAACCTTAAAAAGGAGCAGACCAAAACAGCAGAATTGAAAAACGCACAACTTGAACTTAAATTGATTGAATATGGGCCTTTGAAATATTATCTGTTAGACATAACTCAAAGATTTCTTGCAACACTAAACGATATTCCTTCAAGGTTATCTCCTAAAGTACTTGGATGTCAGAACCGCCAAGAGGCATATTTACTATTGATTGATGAGCTTAGGATAGTAAAAAATGCTCTAGCAGACATAACCTTAGACGCTTATAAGAGTACGCCTATTGGCATAGAAATGGAGTCACCTAATGGCTTTATTTATGATGAAGGTACAGATTCTTTTGTGCGTGAGAAAGAAACAATCGGAGAATAGAATGCTATATTTAAAAGTAAGTTATGGAGACATTGTTACGTTAATTGATAACGAGACAGGTTTATCTATTGCAGCTTTGACAGTTCGAGGAATAGACAACACGGAAGGGGTAGATATATTCAATATCGCAATAGATTCGAGCAGACGGTATAAAATAGTGAAAAAGTTGTTAAAGCAGCAATTCTCGTTTGAAGAGGATGAATAATAACCTTTTACATTTCTCACGTGAGATGGCTAGTTTGATTAGGCCAAAAGAGATATTGTCGATACCTGCTTGGGCTAAGAAGTATTTAAGATTACCTACTTCAAGCACAAGTGAAGGTGGACCATTGGATATACAGAATCGAACTCCTTATATGGTTCAGCCCTTAGCTGATTTTTTAAATCCTGATATACGAAGAATCGTATTAATGACTAGTACTCAGGTTGGTAAGACTCAGACAATTTTAACGGCAATGCTCTATCAGGCATATAACAACCCCGGCCCACAACTTCTTGTATTACCAACTAAAACATTCGTTAAAGAGTTCAATAAGAAGCGTATTAAACCACAAATCAGACATTCTCCAGCTATTAAAAACATATTTGAAGATACAAAGGACAAGAGCACATTAATAACCTTGTTATATAAAGGCGGCTCTTTGAGTTTAGCAGGTAGTGGTGTCGCAACAGACTTGTCATCAGACGCTATTCGTGATCTCTATCTTGATGAAGTGGATAGGTATGATGAGGATGCAGGTGGTGAGGGAAATCCCATCATGATTGCAAGAAACAGGACAGCTACCTTTTCATTCAACAGTAATGAGTTAATGACATCCTCCCCTATTATGGACACGGGCAATATCTATTCTAACTATTTGCATGGCGATCAGAATAAGTATCATGTCCCTTGTTATCATTGTGGCGCATATCAAGAACTTGTCTTTGAGCAGCTTAAATGGAAAAAGTCAGATGACGTTTATTATGAATGTAAGCATTGTGAGGGTCATATTGATTATTCACATCATAATAGTATGTTACAAGCTGGCCGTTGGGTGAGTGAGCATGAATCAACCAGCACGACAATAACGTCTTATCATGTTTCAGTTCTCTATTCTCCTTTTTATCCGTGGTCTAATACAGTGGCCGATTATTTAGCATCAAGGGGAGATGCAAATAAAGAGCGAACATTTCTTAATGGTCGGATCGGCTGGCCTTATTCAGAACATGAAATAGCACAGAACCACAAAGAGCTTTATAACCGCCGTGAGAGCTATAGCTTGAATGACCCCATGAACGATGGTGTGATTGTATTGGTTTGTGCTTTTGACATTCAAGAGACATGGGTAAAAGGTATTGTGTATGGTATTGGAATAGGTTTTGAAATGTGGTGTGTTGATGTGATTGATATACGTGGTCGCTTTGAACACCCAGACTTACAAAAACAATTGGCTAAGGCGATTGAGAAAACGTACACGACTAAGGACGGCCGGCAACTACATATAGCATGTACGGCTATTGATGTGGGCTATAACACAGAAACGGTATATAACTGGATCAAGAAAGAAAGGCGATATCCGGACAGTAAAGTTAAGGCCGTACGTGGTAGTGCGATTAAGAACAATCCCAAGACTATAACGTATCCTAAACCTAAGAGTGATAAATCCATTTATACGCTTGACACGGATTTGTTTAAAGAGAATTTTTATTCCAGATTGAGAATTGAAAGGAAAAAGGGAAAAAATCCAAAATACATTCATTATGGTGAAATGGAAGCTGCGGAGTTTATGGAGCTTTGTAGTGAGTCCAAAATAATGACACCTAATCCAAGAACTCGTAAGCCCGAATACCGGTGGACCATCACAGCACCTTCGGGCAGAAATGAAAATCTTGATACGACCGTATATGTGTTAGCAATCATTTATATTCTTTATAGGAAATGGAGTATTGATCAGTTCCTAGAACAGAAAGAAATTGATTTAAACCAATTACGGATTGCAAATTCGGATGAAAGAAAAGTTGGAGAAAATATTAGAATTAGATCTGATAAAGTAAATCATTTTGATAACTTTGGAGATGCACATAATTGGGATGAATAGCTAGGAATACCATAAAATCATGATATAATGAGGAAGAATAGAGATAAATACGGTTATATTATGCAGGAGTAGATTAATGGCTTTAGAATATGGTTTTACGATAACCGATATTCTCCGATTGGAGAATAGTTCCGCTAAAGGTCTTACAAGTGCAACAATGGAAGATGGCGTTTCAATTTCTTTTGCATCTTTAGATGAAATGCGAAAACATATAGCATGGATGCGGGAAAAGCTAGGACTTGATGACAATACAAATAGTGGGTTTGTTTCTATTAATGCTAATACAGATACAGGTAATTAATAGTTATGAAAATTTTATCCAACTTTTTGAAACTTATAAAACCAGAACGTACATCTAATCCGGAGTATGACCTATGGCGTAATCATAGAAGTTATGCCGCAGCCTCTATGGGACCAAGATATAGCGATTTTAATGCAACCACTTCAAGCCCACTCTTAGCTGCACCCGCGATGACTTTATCACAACTACGCGCTCGCGCACGTGCTTTGCAACGTGACAACGAGTTTGCCAATGCTGGTATTCATATTTTGGCTAGTCGTTTAATTTCCCGTCAGGGTTTGCAACCACGTTTCATGGTTGACAGAGGTTTTACTATTACAGAATCTATGATTAAGCGGTTAAGGGACACAGCAACACTTTCGGATAGGATAAGGCTACTTCTTTCAGAACCTAAGAGAACATCTATTGAGAGATATGAGTCTATGATTAATGCGCTTTGGGATGAGTTTGCCGAACATTCTGATTTTTTAGGAAAACATAGTTTTGATGAGTTAATTAAGATTTCGACAATTTCTATGATCACTAATGGTGAATCTTTAATTAGAAAACATATAGTGGCTAATAATGAATTAGCAGTTCCTTTACAGTTACAGCTAATTGAGGCTGATTTAATAAACGATAACGAAGATAATTTTACAGATAGATTTGATGGAATAAATGTTGACCTAGATGTTAATCAACCAGTTTCTATTAGGTTGTACACAAATAATCCAAATGGTTATAATTTTCATGGTCAATCTATTGATATTCTTATGAAGGATATAGTCCATCTAAAAGAAGACTTCAGGCCAGGTCAATTAAGAGGTGTAAGTTGGTTAGCCACAATAATGCTTACATTACGAGATTTAGGTAAGGCCCAATCTAGTGAACTGTCACGACAAGCGGTTGCTAGCCTTTTTGTAGGGGTTATACAAGGAGGTGATAAAGACCGCATGCCAGGTGCAACAGAGCGTAGTGATGGTTCTGGTATTATTGATGCTAAAATGTCACCTGCTACTTTTTACCATACCAGAGAAGGTGAAACTGTGACATTTTCTAGTCCAGCTGCTAGTTCTGGTTTTGATACTTTCACTAAGATAAATTTAGAACGTATCGCCGCAGGACTTCGTATACCTTACTATGCACTTAGCGGGGATTACAAGAATGTAAATTTTTCAACGTCACGTATGGCGGAGAATAAGAGCTTTGATATATTGAACCCCATCAGACAGACGATCCTAGTAAATAATTTGTTAGGTAAAATAACAGATTGGTTTATTGATGCCATTAAGTTAAGAGGCATTCCTGATTTCAATCTTAAATCTGTTATACCTCCTATGATTCCTAGCGTTGTAGATGCACAGAAGGAAAATGCAGTTACAATTAAGGAGTTAGATAACGGACTTATTTCTTGGAGTGAGGCTGTTCGCAAGGTTGGTCGTGATCCAGATTTAGTTAAAAAACAGATTTTCGATGATGCTGCATGGTTTAAAGAACATGGATTTAGCTTTTCCATTTACAATCAACAGGCACAAGTTGAAAGAGAAGATAATCCGGTTATTGAAGAAGATGATAATAAAGATGATAAGGAGGATAATACAGATTAGGTTAATTAAAAATAATTGTAAAAAATGAAAAAATCATTGCCTTTTATTACTTTATTAGTTCTTTTAAGTGGTCTTTTAGTTACATGTATTGCTATATCTGAAACAGTAATAGATGAGTATTTCTTTATATCTGAATATGAAAAGCTTTTAGAAGATTATGGCGTCGACACTAAAAATAGAAAAGCACACTTTTTAGCCCAGATAGCTCATGAGACATGGGGTTTTTTGTTTTTAACAGAAGTAATTTCAGATAAAAAAGCAGAAAAACTTTATGGCATAGATACTTCTGTCGGTAAAACATTAGGGAATACGGAGATAGGTGATGGTGCTAAATACAAAGGTCGGGGATGGATAATGCTTACTGGACGATTTAATTATCAGAAATATGGCGATCTAATTGACGTAGATTTAATTAATAATCCTGAGTTAGCTGCTCTTTCATCTAATGCATGGCTAATTGCTGTATTGTTCTGGGAAAAAAACGGATTGAATGAGCTTGCTGATGTAAATGATATATCTGGCATAACTGCAAAGGTTAGCGGCAACATCGATAGTTTATCATCACGTATGCATTGGCTTAATGAGTTTGAAGTTAAGAATTAAATGTATCTTTACCTAGTTTAAATACCTTTTATTTAATACTCATTTTTAGATGTTCCTTCACTTCTTCTAAATCATACAGTCTATTTACTCCTAATTTGTAATGCGGCATCACACCTGCATCCGTATGACGACAAACTGTTGAACGACTTAATCCTAAAGCTTCTCCTAATTTTGCTGGACTAATTAAATTTTTTATTTTTTTTTCTATCATTTTACATACCCAATATGTGCAGTTTTTTATTTTATCTATTATATCATTCAACATCTTCAATAGACACATTAATAATGTAAAAACGTCTTATGAATGACTATTTTAAGATGCTACAATTCAAATAATATATTCATGGAAATTTTATGTCTACAGTAAAAGTTCAAGAACGAAGATTAACGGGTGAAATCGTTACTAAGTCTATTTCAACTACCGGTAAAAACGATAATTTGATGAAGCTATCTGTTATAGCTACAACTGAGGCTCCGGTTAGACGTTTTGATTTAGAGCGTGGTGAAGAATTTTTAGAAGTTCTTGATGTCCAAGAAACGTCGGTTAACACTACAAGATTAAAAAAGGGTCTTCCAGTTCTCGATAGTCACCAAAGAGGTACTTTATCAAATGTACTTGGGAAGACTACTGGCTTTGAGTTTAAGGATGGAAAATTGCTATTAGATGTAAAGTTATCTGGTAAAGCTGAACTAGACAATTTAAGACAAGATATAAGAGATGGCATAGTTTCTGATGTCTCTATTGGCTATGCTGTTAAAAATTTCAAAGATGAAGGCAAGCCACCTGACGACGAAGACGGTTTGAAAACTTTACGTGCAACTGATTGGGAAGTTTTTGAGCTTTCCTTTGTTGCGGTTCCTGCTGATGCTGATGCTAATATTAAAGATGCTAGGCAACATATAATCCCATTAACAACAACTATTAAGGAGCATCAAGATATGCCTGATAACAAAATTGATAACATTAAAGGCGTTGATATCGATGCTTTAGTACAATCTGAGGTAAAAGATAAGCTAGAAATCGAGAGTAAAAAATTAAAATCAGAGCATGCTGCTGAGATACAAAGACATAAAGATGCTGTTGATAAACTAAAAATACGTAATGAAGAAATAAGGTCTAATTCTAAACTTCTAAATTTAGATGAAAAGTTTTCTAATGCGTTAATAGAAAGTGATATTACTATTCATAGAGCACGTCAATTGATGATTGAAGCTGTTGCAAAGAGAGAATCTAAGAACTGTGTTGCTAGTTTACCTTCCGATCATAATGAACATGATAACTATATGAAAGGAATGGAAGAAGCAATATCTCTTAAAGTTCGTCAAGACCAAGTAAAAGGTTTTAATGTTGATACACAGATGACTGATAATGCTAAACGTTTCTTTAACCATACAAATGGGTTTTTTGATAATCTTATTCGAGGTCACATGATAAATGTTGAAGGCGTTGATGCTTCTTCGGTTAATAGTTTAAGCAAAACGGCTGTTGTTGGCCATATGTTAGGTACAAGAGCATTTGGTGGTATTACACCCAGTGACTTGCCTTTCACCTTATCTAATATAATGGATAAGGTTTTAAGACAGCTTTATACTTTAACGCCAAAGACATATTTAGAAATTGTAAAAGCAACGACGCTGAATAACTTTAAGATTCATCCACGGATCCAAAATGAGCCGGCCACTGGTCTTTACATATTAGGTGAAAGCCTTACTCCAGTTGGTGGCGCGACTAAACGTGGAACGATTCGTGAATCACAAGAAACTATCCAATTACAAACTTATACACGCGATTTGTTTATTACACGTCAAGCTTTGGTTGATGATGATTTAGGTGCTTTCTCAAGAATACCAGCAGTTGCAGCACAAGATATTATTTTAACTGAGTCTGCTTTGGTTTATGGTGCTATCAATAGCAATCGTTCATTAGTTTCTGATAGCACTGCTTTGTTTCATGCTAATCATGGTAACTTGAATACTTCTAACCCATTAAGTGGTGATACTGCTGTAAATACTGCTAAAACAGCTATGCGTCAACAAGTTAACTTGGCTGGTAAGCCAATTATGAATGAACCAAACATTTTGTTGATTCCTTTTGAACTTGAATTAGACGCATTGAAATTTGTAACATTAACCACTCAATTAACACGCGCTGACGATATTGCTGCGGCTGTTCAGAGTATTAATTTAACTCTGATTCAAACACCTTTTTTGTCTACTTCACAAGGCGGAAATGACGCGACTTGGTATCTTGTTAATAACCAACAACCTGATATGTTGATTGAGTTAGCTACGCTAGATAATAAGAGTGGCATAAATGCAAGCTTCTTCGCTGAAGTGATTGTTGGAGAAGGTATTAGATACAAAGTTCTTCATGACGCAGCAGTATCGGTTATGGATTTCCGTCCATATTCAAAGAACACAGCGTAAGGGCTTTTTAATTTTTATTGGGGATAGATAAAATGTTAAATCAGATTCAAGAGAACCCATTTGTGATTAATGCACCAGTAACCGTTGCATCTGTTGCTGGCGATGTAATTATTCAACAAAATGTTGTTGGTGTTGCAATTGCTGGTGGTGCAGCGGGCGCTACTATTGCTGTATTGTTAGCTGGTATTGTTGAACTATCAGCAATTAACACCCTAGCTTTTTCTTTTGGACAAGCTTTATATTGGAATATTACAAATTCTCAGTTGACAACTGTAAGTGCTGGCAGCACCTTTATTGGAACTTGTGCTCTTGCTAAAGTAACTTCTGGTGCTACAGCTAATGTTTTATTGAATGGTGCTAAAGCACCATAACATTAACTAAAAAGGTAAAATATTTTGTTTAATCAAATTCAAGAAAACCCATTTGTCATTAATGCACCTATATCGAGTACATTTAATGCTGGTGATGTAGTTCTTCAATCAAACGTCATTGGTGTTGCAATTACTAAAGGTGTGGCAGGGGATACTATCGGCGTATTGTTAGCAGGTATTGTCCAACTTCCAGCAGACAACACTTTAACTTTTGTTTTTGGGCAAAATTTATATTGGGACACTACAAATGGCCAGTTAACACATGTTGCACTTAATAATACCTTTATTGGACAAGCAGCTGCTAATAAAGCACCATCTGGTACTTTAAGCAATGTTTTATTAGCTGGTACTTTAGCACCATAATTATATATAAACATTTTTTATAGGTCTTATTTTATGACTCAGGTAACAAGACAGTTTAATGCTAGATATGTTGATTTAGTTTTAACTGAAGATATTGGACAAGATGCGGTTGTAATTCAAGGAAATATCATTGGCGTGGCCTTAACCTCTGGCGTGAATGGACAAAAAGTTACGATTGATACAGAAGGGGTTAAGCGATTACATGCTACTACATCAGCCGCTTTAGTTATAGGAGATGAGTTATATTGGGATTCTGTTCTTAAACAAGTAACAGCAAGCTCAGGAACAAATACTACGCTAATCGGGACGAGTTTATCTGATAAGTCTATATCGGATACTGAAGTTGATGTGAAGCTTCATTCATTCTTAGCTACTGGTAGCTCAGTGGCACCTGAAAGTATAACAGCTAGCTCTAGCGACACCTTTACTAATAAAGAAATTGACGCAAATACTACTTCCACAGGTAATGTAATAACTAATATTGGTAAATCTGAAATTGAATCAGGCATTATCACGGACCAAACAGCTATATCAACTATTGATGTTTCTGATATCTTTTTAGCATATGACACATCTGGTTCTGTGTTAGGTAAAGCCACCATTCAACAACTATTAAGCTTGATAACTTCTGGTGCGGTAACAGATACATCTTCAACTACGTTTTCAAATAAATCACTTGATGCTGATAATAACACTATTAGAAATATTGGCTCCTCTGAGGTTAAGCCAGGAATTATTACAGGCCATACTCAGACTACTTTAGCCACCAATGATATAATTCTATTTGCAGATACAAGTGCTGGACATTCTCTGAGAAATACTACTCTGACGGATCTTATATCCTTGGCACATACTAGCGGCATCACTTTAAGTAGTGCGGACATATTTACTAATAAGGATATGTCCAGTACTACAAATACATTTGCTCTTGATGCAACAGATACAAATACCAGTATTTCTAACATTGGTTCAGGTGAGATAAAAACAGGACTCATCACTGACCAAGACGCAATAACTACTATTGACGTTTTTGATTATGTTTTAGCCTATGATGCATCTGGTAATACATTAGGTAAGGTGACTATTCAACAGATAGTAAATCTTGATAGTGGAAGTGGCGTAACTGCTGGTTCTGCTGCAACATTTACTAATAAAAAAATTGATGCTGATGGCACAGGAAATGTTATAACTAATATTGGTTCTTTACAAGTAAAAGCAGAATTAATAAGTGGTCAAACAGCAATACCTATTCTTGCGGTTGGGGATTATGTTTTAGCTTATGATACTTCTGGTACGGCTTTAGGTAAGGTGACTATTCAACAAATAGCAAGTTTAGCAAACACCTCTGGGATAACTGATAGTTCTTCTAATACTTTCACTAATAAGTCAATTAATGCCGACAATAATACTATCACTAATATTGGTTCTTCTGAAGTTAAAGCAGATATAATAAGCGGTCATGTCACACTATCTTCATTAGATGCAGCTGATGAGCTATTACTATTTCATGATACCACAAGTACCTTATTTTCTGCCAAACTACAAAGTTTTACTAGCTTTTTTGGGTCTGCTTCAAGCACTTTCACGAACAAAATATTTAATGCTCAAGCAGCAGGTAATGCTATAACTAACATTGGTTCTTCTCAGATAGAAGCAGGTATTATTACAGGCCAATCAGCCATAGCTGCTCTTACAGGTACGGATTATGTTTTAGTATATGACTTGTCAGGTACTTCGTTAGGTAAGGCAACCATTCAACAAATAGTTGACCTTGGAACTGGTAGTGGTAGCTCAGTAACAGATACTTCAGATACTACATTTACCAATAAAAAAATAAATGCAAATGCGACAGGAAATGTTATAACTAACATTGGTCAATCTGAAATAGAGTCTGGAATAATCACAGACCAAACAGCTGCTGCTGATGTTGAATACGCAGATAAGGTTTTAATATTTGATGACTCTACTTCTGCATTAGGCAGTGCTACGATTCATAATATAATAGACAAAACCGTTCTTGAAACCTCCTTTTCCGTAGTTGAATTTACACATAAAAAAATTGATGCGAATCATAGTGTTACAAATAATTTTATAACTAATATTGGGAAAGATGAGATAGAACCAGGCATTATCTCTAACCAAACATTAATAGTGACTCTAGCCAAGACTGACTATATATTAGCCTATGATTTATCAGGCACCGCTTTAGGTAAGGTTACTGTTCAACAAATAGTAGACCTTGGTAGTGGTAGTGGAAGTGCTATAACAGCTAGTTCCGTGACTGAATTTACAAATAAAACAATTATTGCGGGGGCAGGAGGAAATGTTATAACTAACATTGGCTCCTCTGAAATAGAAGCAGATATTATAACGGGTCAAACATTAATAGATACTCTAGCAACGACTGACTATATGTTAGCCTATGATTTATCTGGAACTGCGTTAGGGAAGGTGACTGTTCAACAAATAGTTGATCTTGGAACTGGTAGTGGAAGTTCAGTAACAGCAACTTCTGCAACTGAATTTACCAATAAATCAATTGATGCAAATAATACTTCTACAGGAAATGTTATAACCAACATTGGTAAAGATGAGGTAAAAGCAGGTATTATCGCTGATCAAACAGCAATCAGCACTCTCACGACTGCTGATTTTCTTTTAGCCTATGATTTATCTGGAACTGCGTTAGGCAAGGTTACAATTCAACAAATAGTAGATTTAGGTAGTGGTAGCGGTAGTGGTATCACCGCAGCATCTTCTGATACATTTAGCAATAAAGGAATTGATGCAACTACAAACGATATAACTAACATTGGTGCAGATGAGGTAAGCAATAACCTTATAACAGGATTCCCCACTCAGCTTCTTATTAGTAGGTCTGACCAATTTTTAATTTTAGATATAACTACTTCAGAATTAAAGAAAACAACGCTTGAAAGTGCCCTTGAGTTTTATGCTGATGAGCATGTTGTGTTTACGCGTAAAGAAATTGACGCAACTGCAAATGGAAACGTTATAACTAATATAGGGGCATCTCAGATAGAGCCTGGTATTATCACAGCCCAGCCAGGAATAACTGTTCTTGAGAAAGAAGATACTATTTTAGCGCTAAATAACACGACTGGCTTGTTAGGTAAAGTTACCCTTCAACAAGTAGCAGATTTATCAACTTCTTTATCTATTACTCCAGATTCTATAACTACTTTTAAAAATAAAAAAATTGATGCTCTTTTAAACACTATCACTAATATAGGCAAAGCAGAGATAAAAGCAGGTATTATTACTGAACAGGTAGAAATACGTAATCTTAAGGTTGAAGATACTTTTTTAACTTATAGCGCTTTAGGTTCCGAATTAGGTAAAGCTACCATCGGACAAATAGTTGAGTTGGCTGATGCTTCTGGTGTTACTACTGATAGTTCTGATACATTTACAAATAAGAGTATTAATGCCGCAGATAACAATATAACCAACATTGGGTCAGATGAAGTTGAACCTGATATTATTCTGGGCCAATCATCAGCCACTATAGCGTTAAATGACTCGATTATGTTTATCGATGCAAATAATGCAAACGGGCTGGCCAAGGGTAAAGTGCAAGATCTCATAAACATATCAGTACAGACTGGTAATTTAGTATTACTACAAAACAATTCTTTTAATGACAATCATGCGAATATAAAAGATGTAATTACTGCCGCCTATGATGAGTATCATATTCGCATAGAGTTTACTTGTGCGCAGGACCATACTGACATTAAGTTAGTATATAGCACAAATAATGCTATATCTTATGCTCCTTATTATTCCAAAGGCTTGATAGCTATAGCCTCACCTACTGTGAACAATAACTTTAATGAGATCAATGGGACTATTGCATATAACTGTGCTGCGAGTAAGCTTTGTACCTTAGAGTTTAAGATATATGATCCATCAGTCGCTAAAAGCCATTCTATAATAGGTCAGTCTACCTTTCATGATAAGGATAGTGATACTAGTTTAGGAATGAACATTGCTAACTTTTGGTATGCCATAGACTTTGGCGTTGCATACAACGCACTTGCTATTGTTACTAATAACACTAGTAATATAGTAGGAAGTTACAAAGTGTACGGTGTACAAAAATAATAGTAATCGCCTACTTAGGATTTATCTAATGACTCTTGCAACAAAACAATTTGACGGCAGATATGTTGATGTAGTATTAACTGAAGACATTGGACAAGATGCTGTTGTAGTCCAAGGGAATATCATTGGCGTTGCTATGAGCACTGGTATACAGGGTGAAAAGATCACACTAGATGTCGAAGGTATTAAGCATTTATCTGCAAGTACGATAGAGGCTTTTGTTGTAGGAGATGAGCTATATTGGGACCCAAATGCAAAACACGTAACAGCAATTGAAAGCACTACTACAACTTTAATTGGTACGTGTATGACTGACAAAAGCTTATCTGAAGCTGAGGCAGATGTAAAACTTCATGCGTTTCTTACCACAGATAATTTTACTAAGGTAGAGGATGATACAAGTCCCCTTTTAGGTGGAAACTTAAATATAAATAATAAGAATTTAGAAGATACTGAAGGTAATACTATCTTAGATCTTAATGGGGTAACTAGTTCTGTTAACTATATAGCTATAGAAAATGCTGCTTTTGCTGAAAGCCCTATTATATCAGTGTCCGGTCCAGAGGATCATATAGAAATAACTTATAGGACTAAAGGGCAAGGTACACATACGTTTGCACGGTCAACAGATAACGCAACAGCACGAATAAATTTAAATGGCCTTAATGTTGGTGCCCATCAATTAGTGTTATTTAATGGAGGCCACGCTAATTTTACAATGCCCTCAATATCTACTAATATAGTTGGTCATAATACTTCAGATACTTTAACTTCTAAAGATATTAGTAGTTCTACAAATAAATTTGACCTTGATGTATCTGATACAAACACTAGCATTTCTAACATTGGTAAAGATGAGATTGAATCAGGTATTATTACTGATCAACCACCAATACTTGCTATTTCTCGTACTGATAGTATTTTAGTATATGACGTATCTAGCAACTCTTTAGGCAAAGCTACCGTTGATACAATATTGGACACTGCATTTGGAGCACCTAAAACTATAAGCCTATATCATGTAACCTCTCAAGCTAGTGTCGCTCTGACTGGAGATATTACATCTGAGTTTTTTAATTACGTGATAGAAGGGGATGTGTTTGTAACTGGTGATAACGTCAACTTAACTCTTGAATGGAGCAATGATAATGGAACCTCATACTATAACCAAAAATATACTTGTCTGCATATAGGTAGTCTTAGTGTGAATGGTGAGGCGACCGATGATTCTTCTATAAGCATAATAGCTAAACAAATACATAGTAATGCTGGAGTTAATTTCAAGTTATCTATAAAACGAGCTTTGAATTCTCAGCCTCATGTTATTAGAGGTGAAAGTGCATGGATGGCAAATGGTAATAGTAGTGGTCCTAGTGCAGCAGTAGGTGCCTTTTGTTCTTCTGACACTTCCGCCAATACCATTAATGCGATAAGAGTTTCAGTAAGTTCTGGACAGTTTTCTGGTGAAATAGATATTAAGGGCGTCATAACACCATGACAACTCTATTTGCAGGCAACACAGAGATTATTTCTACTTATACGCCATCCTCAGTGGCATCGTTTAATATACAAGATGATATTACTAGCGATTATGATGACTATATTATAGAAGGTCGTTTTATAGACAACTCTGTACGTCAACATTTAATTTTAAAATATAGTTCAGATAATGGTGATACTGACTATTTTAATTTGAAATTCTTTCAAGTTGCTGACTTAGGTCTTGATCCACATAACCATAACCTGTTTAGTACAACAGGTGGTGATAATATATTAGCAGCTGCTTTTTCAAATAATGGCCCTTTGTCTTTTTCCATTTCATTAAAAGGCATTCTTATTTCTCAACGTCCCATTATTAGGTCAAGACATTATTGGCAGGACCAGGGAGGCAGAGCCATTAACGGTGTATTTTGCGCGACAGATGATACGGCAAAAACGATTAACGCTGTTCAGTTATCTGCTTCTATAGGTTTGCTGATAGGAGAAATACATCTTAAAGGTATTATTAAATGACAACATTAAATGCGGGAACTACACTTACTATTTCTACTTATACCCCCAACGCAGTATCCTTGTTTAATATGCAAAGTGATATTACTAGTTATTACAAGGACTATGTTATAGAAGGACGTCTTATAACGACTGCAGCATCTGCTAATTTAATCTTAAAATACAGTTCTAATAATGGTACCTCATACTATAATATGCAATTTTATACTCTTGGTGGCTTTGTAGGTAATACCTCTACAGCTATAACTGATAACACAGGAGGGGTTAATATATTAGGCTCGCTTATAGCTAGTAATGGTCCTATAGATTTTTCCATATCCTTAAAAGCAGCTCTTACCTCTCAAATTCAAGTTGTTGGTGGAACTTCAGCATGGTATGAAAACAGTGGTAAAGCGGCTACAGGTATTTTTACTGCAATAGATGCTGTTTCCAAAGTAATTAATGCGGTTCAGTTATCTGTAAGTACAGGTACTATGACAGGTATTGTTCACATGAAAGGTGTTTTAGTATGATGGATTTAACTAGTATAATTAACATATTGGTATTAGCTTTTCCTTTTTTAGGGGCGTATATAATCTATGTAATACAAAAAAAAGCAAAGATACTTGAAGACATAATTGTTCGTTTGTATAGACTAGAAAAGAGACAAGCAGTAATAGAATATATAGAAGATGAGCATAAAAAATGACCTCCGCACTTTTTGAAGGCTTAGCGAAGCTGGCTGTTAGCGTATTTAGTGAAGAAGTAAATTATGTTCTTACTAATACTGTATTATCAGCTAAAGTACGCAAAGATTTTGTGGCAGTTGATGGAAGTGACACCTATGAGGAAGTTACTTTCCTGCATTTTTCTGAAGATGATTTATCTGAGTTAGATGTAACTTTAAATATTGATGATATTTTGATTGTTAGAGGGGGAACTTATAAAATCCTTGATACTTCAAATACGGGTCGGGGTATGTTACAAGCAAGGCTTGGAGAAGTTATATGACTATAAGAATTGAAATTATGGATGCTATAATAACAGGTCTTAAGAATGTTTTTGTTGCGGATCAACAGATTTACAACACACGACTTTACAAAGTTGCAGATGCTAATTTACCGGCGGTATTTGTTACTATATTGACTGATATTGTAGCTTATGAACTAAGTTCATTCAAAGGAGGTCTTTTTAAGCAAATGCGTGAAATAGAAGTCGAATTTGTTGTAAAAGCTATTGGCTCTGATGGTGCTTCTGTAGCAACGCTCTTAGACGGTGTGACCTCGCATATAGAAAGCTTTATTTATGAGAACAAAACACTTGGATTAGATTTACGTGCTTTTAAGTTTCAAAACACAGAATATTTATATAGCGATGATAGTGGAAAACCAAGAGGAACAGCCACAATGCTAGCAACGATACAGTATCAGATACAAGAGCCTGAGTCAGCTATTATAGTATGATATAATAGTTCATGAGTATGAGACTTATATTTAATAGTAAGAAAGTTATTAAGGAGTTGAAAACCCTTAGAAAACAGCTTTCGTCAGATTTGATTAACCCTATTAATAGGGCTGCTACAGCAAGTAGAAATAGAATAGCTAAGAAATTTTCAGAGACAACTGGTGCAAAGTTAAAAAACATTAAAAAAAGGGTTGGGCAAAAGGGACTTATTCAGATTGTAAAAGCTAGAACTTATAAAAATAATAGGTTATTTGCTACTATAATAATGAGTGGTAAAAAGTTATCCATATATACTTTAGCTAAAGGAAAAGTAAAGGCGTCAGGCGGTGGATCTGTTGCTACAATTAAAGGTAGGAGTTTGTTTTTTCCAGGCGCTTTTGTAGCTACTGTAAATAGGAATCGTCATACGGGTCTTTTTAAAAGAAAAGGATCAAGTCGATTGCCGATTAGTGAGCTAAAGATGATTTCTAACCCTGATATATTTAGAGATTTAAATATGGGTGTAGAAGAAGCTAAAAAAGTTATAGTTGATGTAAAAAAATTTTATGACATAGCTAAGGCAAAGCGATTAGCTAAGTTTAATAAGGGGGTATAAAAATGACTAATCTTGTGGGCAATTCTGGGATTATCAAAATTTCTGGTACAGCAATCGGTGGTGTTGTTAGTTTTGCATTAACCTTAACTGGCGATCAAGTAGAATCTACAGAGTTAGGTGATACATGGCGTACCATGTTACCTACACTAAAATCTTGGAATGGCAGTGTTAATCTGCATTTTGATAATACAGATCCTACACAGGCGTTACTCTTACCAAATGCGTTACTTACTTTTGAGTTTTTCCCAGAGGGAGAAGTAATAGGAGACTACAAAGCTACTGGATCAGCATATATTGTAACTAATGACGAAAGTAATGAATTAGAGGCAATGGTTAATCGAGATGTTACATTTATAGGTTCTGGTGAATTAATTATTTCAGCCGTAACCTAATTTTTAATTTTAATAATATAGGAATATAAAAATGATTTTAAATAAAGCAAAAGAGCATTACATAAATTTAATAAAAGGAAATAAGATTAAGATTGATATCCCAGAGTGGGATATGACTATCTATATGCGCCCAATGCATCACTTGTCAGTATCGGTAACATCTAAGATTAAAGTTTTTATTGATATGGCAAATGCAAATGGTGCGGCTGAAGTTCTAGTTGCTTTAGCAACGACAACTGCTGATTACCAAGGAGATAAGTTTACCTTTACTAAAGCAGACCTTCATGATTTAAAGCATAATGTCAAGGCGGACATAGTGGTGCGGACTTATTTAAAATGGGTATCAAAATCTAATGAAATAGCGGAAGAAGAAAGCAAAACTATAAAAAAATAATGTCCTCTGACAACTCTGAAGCGTATTTTATTCATGCGTTGGGGGAAGTATTAGGCAAATCTGTTATTGATATATGCGATAATATGAATACGAATGAGATTATTGGTTGGTCTGCATATTTTGAAGAAAAAAATAGGCGAGAAAAAAAAGTCATGCACAGAAGGCGTTAATAAGTTAGTCAATGTTCGTTTAAAGTATAAGCAATAGGATGGGCATATTTAGTAACAGTGTTATGCTAGTGGTGGTTCTAATTGCTGGTTTTGTGTTCTCGAATACTTACGCTTCTATTCGAGATGGTGCATATGCTTCTATTCGAGATGGTAAATATACGTCTATTCGAGGTGGTTTTTCTTTTATTTCAGAATTAAGATATTCTAAAGAGGATATTGTTAGCGATTTAATTAATAATAAAAAGGGATATAGCTTTAGTGGTGCTTTTGGGTATAAACAGAATAATTATCGCATTGAAATTGAAGCGGGTATGCTAGGTACTGATGGTAAAACACTTATAGATATATTTGAAGGGAGAAATGCAATACCAGCGGAAGTTGTAGGGTATCAAACAGATATTAATATAACTACCGTTATGATGAATACTTATTATGACTTTGATAATATCAGCATAGCTAATATTACACCTTATATGGGTATAGGTATGGGATATGCTGGTATAACTATTATGCAAACGGAAGATTCTTCAACATACGGCATCTCTCATATGATATCTAAAGATAACCTGTTTGCTTATCAAGGTATGGCTGGAATAAGTTATTTTTTACAAGATAACGCTTCAATAGAAGTGTTTTATAAGTATTCACGTACTTCAAATCCTAGCCTTAAAAAAGGTATTGAAAACATCCAACTTGAACCGATACAAACAAGTTCTGTTAATATTGGGTTATCTTATTATTATAATTAGTTCATTCCTATCGTTTGAATGAACTCTGCCGTTATGAAATACTTTTTGATATACTAGGCTTTCAATTTACTATGTAGGTAATCATGGCATCTAATAACAAAGCAGAGCTTATTATAACTGGCAAAGATGAGACAGGAAAAGCATTTGTATCCGTTGATAAAAAACTATCCCTTACACAAAAGAAATCTAAAGCGTTAGGTCTAGGATTTGAAGCGTTAACCAAAAGAACAGGTCGGCTTAGTAGAGGACTAGGTGGTTTAGTAGGTCCTGCCGGCATTGCAACTCTTGCTCTCGTTGGCATAGTTACAGCCGTTTCTAAAGCATTAACTTCTATAATTAATTTTGGAGATGAGCTTGATAAGACTTCAAAAAAGCTAGGTATTACCAGTGAACAATTACAACTAAACAGACGAGCTTTAGAATTTGCAGGAGTAGCATCAAGTTCCTTTGAAGGTGCGATATTAGCCATGAACACTGCTATTGGTCAAGCGGGTTTAGGAACTGCTCGTGCTGTAGTTGCTTTTGAACAGCTTGGCATAAGCATGAGCGATTTATCTAGCTTAACTAATATAGAACGATTTGAGTTGATAAATAAGAGATTAAGTGATATTTCGGATTCTGCTGCTCGTGCAGCAGTTCAAACTAAGATTTATGGTGGTAATAGCAAAGAACTTAATAAAATTTTAGGAGAGAATGCAGCGGCTTTTAACTTAACAAAAGATGCTATAGAGGAAACTGCTACATTTTTGAGTAATGAGGCTACAACAGAATATGCTCAGGCCAAAGATAATTTAACTATATTAGGACAAACGGCTAAAGATACAGCAGCAAAATTTTTCAATTTTCTTTCTCCGGCAATAAGACTATCAACAGAAATATTTGCAGAAATGGCTAATCCTGGGTCTGTCGACGCTCTTAAAGCAGCTAAAAAAGAACTAGAGTTATTTGTTACTGAAGGGGTAGAAGGGATCCCAAAAATAAATGAACTGTTAGAAAGAGAAAACCAACTGTTGCTTGAAAGCAAGTTAAACTTTCAGGTAGCCGCTGAGGCAGGTGGTGTTTTATTTAGAGGTTTGAATGATGGTATAGGTCAATTCATTGATGGAAACCTTAATTTATCTGAAGCCTTTTCAAAAATGACTCTAAATATCTTAGCCGATTTGGCTAAGATGATAGTAAAGTTTGCTATATTAAATACTGCCGCATTAGTATTTAATTCTTTGACTGGTGGTGCTGCTGCATCAGGTGTGGGTTTTGCGGGAGGCTTGGCTAAAAAACTTACATTCGATACGTTCTATGGTGACCCACTTAGAGCAAGAGCAAGTGGCGGACCAGTATCGAAAGGAAATACATTTTTGGTAGGCGAAAAAGGTCCAGAATTATTTACACCGAACACTAGTGGAAGTATCACCCCTAATTCACGCTTAGGTGGAGAAAATATGAATTTATCAGTTAATGTTGAATTGATAAATAACACAGGACAAAATATACAAGGTGAAGTTATATCAACTGAGCAAGACCAAAATAGTGAATCTATTATTACTAGAATTGTGTTAACTGATATGCGTAATTCTGGTCCTATATCAAGAGGTATGTCTCAGAGATTTGGTCTTGCATCAACCCCAAGATAGAGATATTTGGCTGCACTAGGTCATTAATATGTCTAATAGTAAATAATAAACATAGGAGGACTAGCTAGTGGCAACTTTTCCGTTTGACCAGTCTCCAACGATTTCTAATTATAAAGAATCTACGATCCCCACTATAATACGAAGCGATACAGAGGGTATAATAAAACAAGCAGTGCGATATTCCGCTAACTATATTAATTATGATGTAACTTATATTTTTACGAACACAGAATTAGATAAATGGCGAACATTTTTTAAAAATACCATATCCAGAGGCGCGATATCGTTTGACTGGGTTAATCCTTCTAGTGGTGAAACTGTTGACGCTAGAATGATGGGTGGGTTATGGGAATTATCTGTCCCTTCTAAAGATGTAAATTTTGTGAAATTTACATTAGAGGTATTTGATAATGCCTAAGACGCTAACCACAAGGTTTAAGCAGGGTACATCTAGGGTAGACAACTTTGATTTTCCTATTTTTATAGTTGAGATAAACCATTCTTCTTTTGGTACTCCAGTTAGATTTTGTGATAACAATGAGAACATTACTTCAAATAGCAATGTATATACTGCTATAGGAATGAAGGTTCAAGTGCCGAGTGATAGCGAAAATTCCGCTGACTTAGGCGCGACTATAACAATTGATAATGTTGGTCGTACATTAGTAGCTGCACTAGAATCTACGGGTGGTCTTGCGGGTGCAACTATAACGCTCGGTCAGGTGCTATTAAGTGACCTTGATTCAGTTATGATGTCTGCAACTTTCAATTTGGTTAATATCACGATGACTCTTACTAGTGTAACAGGAACTTTGACACGACCTGATATATCCAACAGTAAATCCGTTTATATGATCTATACGCAAGAAACCAGTCCTGGATTGTTTTAATATGAGAGAGCATTGGGTTTTTCGCTATTTAGGACGTCCTTACAAAGAAGGTGAATATGACTGTTTGGATTTAGTAATTGATATTTTGACAGAAGTGTACAATAAGAAAACGCCCTTATATTCTAATCACGGAGATACAATATTAGAGAGTCAGAAGTTATTGACTTTTGGTTTAGCAAACCTTAGTAATGAAATAGAGTATCCGATTGATGGAGCTATGGCTTCTTTATCATATGGTGGAAGGGCACGACATCTTGGGGTATATTATATATATGGAGGCATTGGAAACATAATACATGTTGGTTCTAAAACAGGTGGTACAGTTACATGTAAGATAAACAGACTACACACACAAGGATTAAAAGTAATTAGCTATGTTAACTTCAAAAGCATTATTTGACGCTTTAAATATTGGGCTTGTATTCTCACCTTATCCTTTATCGGATAAGGACAGAATCATAGTCTACGAATATATTTTGCAGGATGAAACGGTTCAAGAATATTTAGATCGTATAGCCCTTATTGTACCTGACTATATGAAAGATGGATTAAGAGCTAATGGTGTAAAGATACCTTTTGAACTGTGGGATAAAACTAAAGTTGAAGCTAATACTTTTATAACTGTTTCTGCAAATGCAGGTGACCCTTTTACTGTTGGAGCAGTTCTCGGTGCAATATTCCTAGTTTCTTTAGTCGCGGGAGGAATGTTCCTAATAAATAGGCTGTTTTCAAAGGATATTTCTCAAAATCAAGGGGTTGGCACTTTTGTTGGGAATGGTGCTGCTTCACCAACATACTCAATTTCAGGGGGTAGCAATAGAAGCCGGCCCTTTGAACCTATGCCTCTTGTTTTTGGTAAGCATAGCATTTATCCAGATTTGGCAATTACGCCTTATACTAGAATAGAAGGGTCTAATCAGATTTTATATCAGATTTTCAATTTAGGTATTAATGAATTGACAGTAGGAACTAAAAAGATTGGAGAAACAAATACTGATGATTTTAATGAAATAGATATAGAGGTTTCTCCTTTTTCAACAGGTAAGATCAATTCATTTCCTGCGGCAACATTAGTTGAGGAAGGTTCAGTACTTGAGCCTGAAGTTAGTGTTTTTACTGTACGAACTTCAGCCTCAAATGCTACTGCTTTAATTGTAGATTTAGAACTTCAATTAATACGGACAAATCCAGAAACAGGAGCTTTTATATCGTCTGAAATGAATTTAATTGTTCAGTTTAGCCCAGTGGGACTTCAACAATGGGTACCATTTGCAACTGCTTCTGCTGGTGGGATAACGATAGCTGCTGGTGGTAAAATCATTATAAAAAACAAAGGTAACAAAATTGTAAGACGATCTATTTATAGGTCTGTAAATGAGGGCCAATATGAAGTACGTATCAGAAGGATACCCTCTGAGTTTGATGAAGATAGTTCGTCAAATAGGTCCGTGAACTGGATACAGTTGCTATCAATGCAGCCTGACACTGCAAATTATGAAAACAGAATGCGTATGGGGTTAAGGATACGCGCAACAGCACAACTTAGTGGTATAGTTGATACACTCTCTGTTATGGTTTCAAATTTAATTCCGGTATGGAACGGAACTATAGAAGTGACACAGCAGAGTTCGAACCCAGGGCATCTTTATATATGGTTTTTACGAGGTGCGTTTGACTCTAAAGGTATAAAAACATTTGGAGCAGGCTTAAGTGATGATGACATAGATTTGTCTGGACTAAGAGAATGGGCTGATTGGTGTGACGAGAATGGACTTTCTTTCAATGCAATCATTGATAGTCCACAAACTGTTTTTGAGACATTACAACAGATATCTGCAGCCGGTAGAGCGTCACCTCAATTGTCAGGTACTCAATTGTCTGTGGTTTTTGATGAGGAAAACAGATTGCCTATTCAAGCTTTTGGTATGGCTTCAATTATTAAAGATTCTTTTAAAATAACGTATGTAAATGATAATATCCCTACCGAAATAGTGGTTAACTATATTGACGAGGACCGAGATTATAAGAGAAATGAAGTACGACAGAATGTGCTTAATTTAGAAGACGAGGGGGTGACCCCCAATCCGATTGATGTTGAACTGTTTGGTGTGACTAACCTCTCACAAGCGGGCAGACAAGCAAATTTAATTGCTGCATCCTACGTATTTCGTCGTCGGTTAATTGAGTTCACAGTTGATATAGAAAACATAATAGCAACTCGTGGTGATGTTGTTTTGCTTGGGCACGATTTAACTTCTTGGTCAGATAGCGGGAGATTGATATCTGGAACAGCATCACAGTTAACATTAGATAAAGAAGTAACCGTTGGAACAGGTAGTTTTATAACAATTCGAGATCCAAATATTACTTTAACAACACATGCAGTAACATCCTCATCTTCAAACCCTACTAATATTATTGATATATCTCCTTCACTAAGTAGCTCACCAAATGATAATACGACTAATGAGCCTAAAGACTATGTGTGGCTTTTTGAAGATGATACACAACCTGGCTTGTTGGCTAAAATATTAGATATAAAAACACAGGATAATCTATTTGCTACACTTACACTTGTTGAAGACAACCCAGATTATTATATATCTGAGAGCGATGATTATATATTTGTTGATCCTTTTATATACAATGGGGAAATTGCTAGCGTAAAAAAAATAAGATTCAATGAAGTGCTAATATCTCTAAATGGTGCAACAGAAGTTACCATATCATGGACAACAATACAAGCTACTTCTGTTGATGTGACCGTTTCTTTAAATAACGGTGACTTAGAAACATTCTCAGGTATTGAAACTAATTCACTTGATATTACTACTACTGGTGGAGATATTGTAGATGTTAGCATCCAAGTTAATGCAATAGTAGAACTTAGATCTTCACATCTAACGGCACAAGCTTCATATCAAGTATTAGGGCTAACAGCCTTACCACAAAATGTCGAATCTTTAACTATTGCGCGCAATGAGGATACCTTATCATTTAAATGGACTACTGTTAACGATATAGATTTAAAATATTACGAGATACGTAGAGGTAGTTCATGGAAAGCCTCAACTTTAGTTGCACAAGTAAATGCTAATGTATTAGTAAATGTCGATTATGCGGCAGCAACATTTTTAATAAAAGCTGTTGATTTAGGATTGCGTGAAAGTGAAACCGCAGCTTTTGCATCGACTGGTATATCTTCTAATGTCAATATAATTTTTACACAGGCACAAGAAGATTTAGAGCCACCCTGGGACGGAACACTTATTGATTTATTTGTAGATACATCAAACCAATTAACTTTAGTAAGTCTTAAATCTTTTGGAACCTATTTGACAAATTCAATTGACATAGGTGCTGTTAATGTTGATGCTAGGGTTGATGTTTTATTATTAACTTCTTTAGATATACCTGGGTATACTTGGTCAGTTTTAAATGAGCCTTGGATTGAATATGGAGATGTTACGTGGGCGGGTGATGGAAACCCTGCAGATTTTACATTGTTTATTTCAACAAGTGATGATGCTATCACGTTCTCTGATTTTGAAATCTTTGTGCCGGGTACTTTTAACGCAAGGTTTTATAAGTTCCAGCTAGATATATCAAAACCAGAAAGTAGTTTGGATATACCAACAGTTCAAAGTATGGTGATTACAATAGATGTAAAAGATATAATCGTATTGTTAAATGGGGTGACCGTAGCAAGTGGAGGTAGTACATTTACATTTGATGAAATGAATATTGTTCCTAATACACAAGCAACACTAATCGGGGGCGCAACAGGTGACACGTTTGTCATTTCTGCGGAAACTAAAAGTTCATTATTTATTGAGGTGTTTGATGCTGCTAAGCAACCAAAACAAGCGGTAGTGGATTTAAATATTCATGGATACTAGCTCTAAATTATGCTATTATCCTATTATAATTATATTAACTGAGGCAATAAAATGACCCAAAATTATTTGATTAACGAAATTGATAAAACAACTACATCTCCATCTACAGATATCGATAAACTAACTGATGCACATGATGCTCATCGTTCTAATTTTTCTGGTATATCTGCCCCCACATCTGCTATTCCCTATCAAGTTTATGCTGATACAACAGATAAAGTATATAAGCAAAGAAATTCTGCAAATACTGCTTGGAATATCGTTTCTTCAACGACAGATACACCAGTTACATCTAAAACAGCCAATTATTCTGCTGTTTTAGAAGATTATGCAGGTTTAATATTAGTTAATGCATCAAGTGCCCAAGTTATTATTACGTTACCATCAGCAGCATCTGTAGGTAATGGATGGTATGTAACTATTAAAAAAACTGACTCAAGCACTAATTTAGTTACTATTGCATCGTCTGATAATATTGATGGTATTACAACAATATCTATAGCTAATAAAAACAAAGCCATTGGAGTTAGAGCAAATGGAACTACATTTTCAGTCTTTATTGATAACACGGTAGCAAATACTACGAGTTCAGGTAACTTAGTTTTATTAGAAAGATACACGGTTACGTCTGTTAGTAACTTGCCTATAGTTGGCCATATTACAAACTTGTATAACAATTATATACTTAAATTTGATTTGAAATTTTCTGCGGGACAAAATAATGTGGATTTAGTCTTTAGTTCGGACAATGGAGCAACTTACATTGTTACGGGTTATACTTATGCTCATACTATTATTGACAGTACTAGTGCTACTAACTTGTCTAGCGCTGCTAATACAAGTGAACATAGGGTTTTAGCTAATATAAATGGATCGGCTACTAATGCCTCTTTTGCCGAAGTGCGTTTTCATCATATGTCGACAACAGATAGAACAGTATTTAACGTGGTCTCTACCCACACAAATAATGCGGGCAATCTTGAACATCAATCAGGTGGGGGTCGGCTAGACACAGGAGTAATAACTAATGCGCTTAAGATTAAAATGTCCGGCGCTGCACTGTTTTCTGGAACCTTAGAGTTTTTTGGTACCGTTATATGAGTCAAAATTATTTAATTGGGGAAATCAACCCAACAACAACCAGTCCCTTGACTGACATAACTAAGCTTACGAATGCCCATGATGCTCATCGCTCTTTATTTAGTGGTCCTAGCTCACCTCAAGAGACAGTGCCTTATATGTTTTGGGCAGATACTACGGATGGGATATTAAAAAGACGGAGTGCTGATAACTCAACGTGGGTTTTTGCCTTATCCCTTACTGATTCTTTCATAAAAGAAATCAAAACGACTTATACTACAAAGGTCACGGATACAGGAACCATGCTTCTCGTTGATGCCTCCGCGACAGCTATCACTATAAATCTACTTGCATCTAATTTAGCTAGAGCGGGTTCAGTTATATCAATTAAAAAGATTGATAACACAACAAATAAAGTTATTATATCTCCAAATGCGTCAGAAACAATTGACGGAGACACAGATTATCAATTACAAGTTGAACATGGAGAAATAAGTTTAAGAGCGGATGGAGATAATTGGAGAATTGTTACTTTATATTTGCCTAAAGTAGTGTTGACTAAAACAGCAGCCTATGTGGTAATTGATGCAGATGATACGGCAGTAATAAATGTTAATATTGCAACCAGTACTGTTACCTTACCTGTTATTACTACGGTGCATAATGGATTCTCCGTAACTATTAAAAAGCTTATTGCTGGAACTACTACAATAGTGCCTAATGGAACTACTATTGATGGTTCAGTAGCTAATAAGCTATTAACAGCCGTAAATCAAGCAACAACGCTTATATCAAATGGCTTAGCATGGTTTGTAACAAACGAAGCCAATGTACCAATAATCTTTCCAGCTTCGGCTTATGCATCTATCGGTCAAATGCAAGCAAATTCTGTCGGGGATATTGCTGTTACTCCTTCTGTTATATATGCCTCACGTACCTCAATTCAATGTGCGGCAAGATTTCATACTACTAATCCATCGATATTATTTGTTCATGGTTGCACTATTACACAGTTAAGTGGATTGGGTAAGGTCAGAATAAATTTTAATGTCACATACCGAAGCATAAATTCTTATTCAGCAACGGGAAATGCGATTTCTTCTGTTCCTCTAACTACTGTAGGGACTATGGCAGGGGCTTTTGTTACGTTTGTAAATTATTTAGCCACATCCGTTGACTGTCAAATAATTATTGTAGCCATAGATACTGTAAATGGAGCTACTCAACTGCGTATAGGAGAGTCACGGGATGTTAATATACAAATATGTGGATTGACAGCAGTACCATGAGTACATGTCCTCCGGACGGAGATGGCTTACATGTGATTGAATGGGATAAAGCTTCTGAAGATGGTCTACCTAAAGTATCAATTTCTTTTGTAGGAAAACCCATGACCATATCCAGATTTATAAAGACGACGGAAAAGGTTAGTGGAGTAGCTATGATTAAATGTATAAAAGTACCTAACAATGACGAAACGTTGTTGAATATTCAAAACTATGATGATCCCTGGGACACAATACAAGATGCATTTAAAGACCCTCTATAAGGATAAATAAATGACAAAGAGTCAATATATTGAAAAAGAGACGGCACAATTAAACTTAATTCAAGCAGCACACAATGCCGATATCAGTAGGGCCAAATTAGCACTTGATAATGGCGCATCAATTAATTTAAAAGATACATCGGCACTTAAATTAACTCCATTACTTTGCTGCGTACTTAGATATGAGCCATTTGATCCGAATGATAAGATAGAAATAAATAGAAACTTTGAAAAAATTTTTAAGTTTGCAGATTTTTTAATTGAAAAAGGTGCAAAAAAAAACGATATATGTTTTGAGGGGCTTAACTATACACAACATGCTAATAACTTAAAACGTAAATATAACAGACTTGATGAACATAAAGGTTAAATGTTGATATATTTAACTGCTATATTATATTTGGAGAACTGCCTATGACTTTTTTAGCCACCATTATACTTTCAGAAGGTAAAGGAACAACTATTGTAGAAGGTGCTGATATAACATGGGATTCTATAACAGGTACTTGGGAAACCGTTACTGATGCATGGATAGACATAGATGAGGATAGTAGTTTAGCTGACACATTTAGATACAATAACAAAACTATGTTCTATGTTGAAAATGGCTCTGAGTCTAGTGTTACTGTTACTATTCCTGTAGTAGAGGAAAATACTTTTCTATCAGGGACAGGGAGTTTAATAAAAAATAATATTGTAGCGGCAGTTGCTGCCGGCACAACTGCAATCTTAGATTGTAGGTCAATATCTTATAGAGGAAATGACGGATTAGTATCAGTAAATTATAGTGCAAACGTTAATCTCATTGTTGCAGCAATTCAAATTGATAGAGTATAAGTATGAAAGAAAAAATTAAAAAATTCCTGAAAAGTAGGTATGGCAAATGGATTATAGCACTTGTAATTGCCACTGGTGGTGGTGCAGCTACGTTTCAGATGTTCTCAACATCTATTATGCATAGTGTTAATCAAATTGTAAATGAAGCTATAAATGAAACTGTATCTGAGCTTGAGAATACTGAAGTTGTTAAAAAGGCTGAAAAGGCATTTGATAATGTCTCAGATGTATCAGAGGTTATTAAACAAAAGGTAAACAAAATTTCAGGTATCATCGAACAAGACCAATAATACGTGATGAACTTCCTTACTTATTATATAGTAACAGTAGATAACTTAGAATCCGAATCTGAAGTATATTCAGATATAAGGGAATTGTTTTGTGTGCTATGTGGTGGTCTAGGGATATCTATCTTATGACTTATCCGTGGAGTAATAGATAGACAAGATGATGGAAACATGCTATGTGGATTCTGCATAACTCGTTTTGCTACTATACCAGAAGCTAAAGCACTACCCAGAGATATCCCACCGAACACACCAGCAGATATTGATGATATTCCTAACCAGCCCATGAAGGCACTTCCAAAAACAGCTACGCCAAAAGCTTCGGCAATTAAGCCAATTCCGCTAATAGCGGATAATATAGTAAGTGCGAGTAATGTCATAATAGACAGCATTATTGCGAATTTCTGCCACGTTTTTAACTCAGACCATAGCTTTTCTATGGATGGTTTATTTGTGTTTTTGGATTTTTGATGCCTCTCATAAGAATTTATCGAGCTATAAAGGCTTCGCGCATATTCCGTATGCTCTCCAAAATTATTAGAGGTTATTGCAGCTAAACAGAATTGGCTCACTATCTGCCGTTTAATCCATAGTGAGTCATTAAACGCTGTAAAAATAAAAATGTTTAGTTGCTGTAATGCCTTAAGCTGTAGTTCGGTTCGTGTCATATTTCTAGGGGAGTTCACAAATAAAGCCTCATAAGAAGAACTAGTATCTCCCAAATGTATGTCATATTTGTCCATTAAATGGACTTTAGACCACCTATAGTTTAGTTCTATAGCAAGGTGGGCGATATTTTCTGGTGTTAGATGCTTTTTAAAAATATCGATAGTAGTATTAAAGGTAGTGGGGAGCATTTCAAATATTGTGCCAAAATATTTTTTATTAAAAAGTTCCAGAGAGAAACTATCTTTAATAGCAGCAATATCAGCCAATATATCTTCAATAGTATAATCTGATAACATAATTTTCATATTTATTTGCCTAATAAAAAGTCATATTTAACTAATATTATACTGGATTTATATTAGCAAAGGAAATAGGCTTATGCATTTTCTCGATAGTGCTTCATCGCATTCAAAAAAGCTTGTTGCTTATTCGATTTACTTTCTAATACTGCTTTCACAACAACATCAATAGTGTTATTTACCATTAGATGATAAATCTGCACTGGCCTCTCTTGACCTTGCCGCCATAGTCTTGCATTGGCTTGTAGATATTGCTCCAAAGACCAAGGCAAAGTAAACCAGATAAGTGTAGAACCCCCAAATTGTAAGTTTAGGCCATGTGCCATTGATGCAGGTTGAATAAGCAGCCTCGAAATCTCTCCTTTATTCCATCGACTAATAGTTTCGTTTTGATTACCTATGGAAAAATCAACAGCATCAGGATAACGCTGCTTTAGTCGTGTTAGTTCGTGTTGATATGCATACGCAACTATACTCGGACCATATATATTATCGAGGGCTGAAATTTTATAATTGTGTAATACCTTTATACTCCTATCTTCTGCGTATACAGCGCCCCCGACATATTGCCGTAACTTGTTGAGAAGTACAGCAGCATTTATACCCTTTACAACGGCATTATCAAACTTAAGGAAGAACTCTTTTTCTAATACTTTATACCCGTCCATAATAAATTTTGGGAGAAAGACATTAACATCTATATAAGTTATAGGGACAGGATTACTTGCCTCAATTCTAAAAACATAGGGAGCAATTAGCTTATCAATTACCTTTGTTGCATGTTGCTTTATAGTATAAGTAAATCCGTTATAAGATTTATCAAAAAATTTGTCTCTGTAATGGGTTATGAACTTACCTACTGTTTTTCCTTCGTCAATAGAATACATCAGGGAAAAAAGGTCCATGTAGGAATTTGGACTTGGTGTTCCAGTTAAGCCTATCCTTCGGTTAAAATAAGGAAGTATTTTTTTTAGTGCCTTGAATCGTTTTGTCGTGGGATCTTTTATTTTTGAAATTTCATCAAAAATAAGGATATCAAATGGGTAAGAGTTGTTCTTTAAATACTCAGATAGCCATGTGATACCTTCATAATTCATAAGATAAATATCATATTGGTCTGATATAGTCTTTTTGTTCTTACCATGTAGAAAGGTATACGTAAAGTTTTTAGCGAAATCCCATTTAGCAATCTCTATAGGCCAAGTAAGTTGACAAACTCTCAAGGGCGCAATAATCAGTACATTTTTAACTGACTGTGATTCTCGATTCGCAAACAGCGAATGCAAGAGAGAAAGCACTATTGAAGTCTTACCAGTACCCATATCAGCAAAAAGAAGTGCGTTTTTATTCTTATATAAGAATTTAGCAGCATCTATTTGGTATTGATGTGGGGTAAATTTCATTAACAGTTAGTTCCAGTTAATTCAGGAATATTTCCACAATACATCGTAGTTATTCCGTTATCATCAAGCATATATTCTGGTTTTTTTCCACAAAGGTATATATCAAGTATCAGTTGAGCATGACCGTTTTGGTTAAAACAATAAATTTCTTGTCCTAAACGCCTCAAGTTTTTATGTGTATATATTTGTAAAGGAGAGGGATAGCACCTAGGCCCTTTAAACTCAATGAAGAAGATAAAACCCTGACCAATTATCATACGGTCAGGGTATCCGTTATCACCTGCGGCAAGCATTTTTAAACACAATACATCTCGTTCAATGCAATACCTTCTAAAATCTCTTTCGATAGTAATCTCTAGCATGTGTTACTCACCATTCTCTTTCTTTTTAGTCCGATACATTTTTTGATATTCTTTTTGATATTTGGCTATTTCTTCTTTATTTTCCGCCTGATATTTTTTTAGTTTTTCCGATATGACTTTTTTATTTTCTACCCGGTACTCTTTTTGATATTCTTTTTGATATTTGGCTATTTCTTCTTTATGCTCAATCAGACGTTTTTTTAATTTTTCTGCTACAAACTCTTTTCTTTTAGCTTGATATTCTTTTTTTTGTTTTTCTATATGTATCATATGTTCAATCCTATATTTCTCGTTGTATTTTTTTAATCTTTCTTTGTTTTTAGCCTGATAAACTCTTTGATATTCTTTTCTTTTCTGCATCAGAACCTTTTTATTCTTCTCCCAATATTCTTTGTGATATTCTTTTTGATATACCTCTATAGCTTCTTTTCTTTTCTTAGTCAGTGACTCTTTATACTTTTCCCAATATTCTTTATGGTATTCTTTTTGACGGACCTTGTTTTTTATAGCATATTCTTTCATGTAAGCAGCTATTTTTTCTTTATTAACCTTGTTATATTCCGTTGTCGCTTTAACACTGCATTCTTTACACATTGACGTAACCCTCTCCTTATAAAAACAATCTAATTCTTTTTCTTCTTTACATTTTCTACATATTCTAGTGTCCATTATTAAATTCCCCATTCAGTAATCAATATTCAATACCTATTATTCATTATTATATATATATATATATAATAATAGTCTTTATTCTAATTCGTTAAACTGTTTGTCAATTTCAGTTAAATGTTGACTAATCCTTCTACTCTCGATTTTGTTTTTAGAATAATAGTCAGAGTATTTTTCGATCATACATTTTCTGCAAACTGCTCTACGACCACACCGACCATCAGGACGTTTAGCAAAACCCTCAAGAGGCTTTTTTTCATGACAGGCATTACATGTTTTAAAGTTAATCATATTTTATTTACCATAGTTGTTTACGAAATCACACGTAGCGGCTATTGGTAAACCAATGGCCCATTTAGGGACATATGTAAATAACCGCATTATATTTGCTAATTCATCTTTACCCTCCAAGACGACTTCATCATGTACATGTAGTACAATATTATAGCCAGCCTTATCAAGTCTTAGCATAGCATCTCTAAGTAGATCTCTTGCAGTACCCTGGCATATGTTCTCAACCAATTTTCCACCATATGTCTCCATCCTACCCCATTGTTTAGTCTGAGTTGCTTGTCCATAATAGGTAAGCTTATCAATCGTCTCTCCCCACGGGGTTTCAGCTTGTATTATTTTTGGATCTGGATAGTTAAGGGTTCTTCCACTAGGTAGTCGTATAAAGAAATAGTTTTTATACATACCGAACTCTAAAATACCTAGTTTAGTAGTTAGTCTACCCCTTACAACTTGAAGCGCTGTTCTCTCAACATCTCTCCATAACTGGACAATCTTATCATTAACTTCTCGCCAGTCTTCTTTGATTTTTTCTGCGGATTCTTCAGCTATATCAACTTTATATGCTTTGGCCATTCTCGCAAATGCTTTTGCCCCTCCATTAAAGCCTAATGATAATGTAGCCACTTTCCCTAAAAATCTTTGGTCCTCTGTGATATTACCTGCGCTGACATTGTAAATCTTACTTGCCGTGTGCTTGTATATGTCACCCCCGTTGCGAAAAACTTCCAAGATATCCTCTTGTCCCGCTAACCATGCCAATATACGGGCCTCAATTGAATTAAAATCCACTATGTTAAATCCAATGTCGGAATAGATAGCATGGCGTAAAAGATTTGAGAGTGCATCTAATGGCATACCTAGACATCTCTCTGTATGTGCAAGTCCTTTATAAATTACTTTTTCAATTAACTCTGGTTTAACTTCCCCTGTTGGGCGTGCCAAATTTTGAAACTGAACTATTTTGCTGCTCCAACGACCAGTATTAGCCCCTTGATATTTAAAACATCCATATATTCTACCGTTTAAAGTAGCATTTTTCATAACATTAAACTTCTTCACACTCGCTTTACTGACTGCTAAGCGTATACTTACTGCCTCTTGGGCTATTAGTGGCAAATCAACCAATGCTTCAAGTGTAGATTTTTGTGTATCTTCTATTTTTACACCTTGGCAACGTAAAAACTCAAGAAGTTTTGCATTTTGAGTTGGATTAAAGCCATAAAGCTCTCTAAATCTGTTAGATTCTCGATCAACATACTCTTTTACTAAATCTGCACAGGCGTTAATTAATTTTATATCAACAGGCACACCATCCTCATTGATTTTGTTATCAAGTTTCCATGTTGCTTGTTCAATTGATGATAAAGCCTTTATAGGCATTGCTTTGTGTGCTTCTCTCATCGCAAGTACATCAATCTCACAGTACTTGCGAAACTTTAGTTCTTCTGTTTCTCTATCCACCATATAAACCCGACTACCGTCTGGCTGAGGTACACAGAACATCTGCATTAATTTACGACCCTCAGAATATTTCTGGACATCTAGTTTCAAATACTTCGTCAATTGTCCAAGGCTGGCAGGTATATTTAAGGTTGCTGCTAGGGTATAGGTACAGATAAATCTACTTATTGGTAGGGCAGGCCAATCATACATAGTTTTTGGATGATTGAAATTTGCATGCTTGAAAATCGAATATTCAAACTGAGCATTGTGACAAATTATTTTTACATATTGATCTTTTAACGAATATAATAATTCTTCTGGTGTAGGTGTGTCGTATGGTGTATACGAGTAGCATGGACCATCATCTAGCGCCCATGCTACTATTAAAATTTCTGTTGATTCATGCATGGCATACTTTACATGCCCATATTTAAGTAAGTCTTCTTTTGAATATGTCTCTATATCAATAAAAAGGTTCATTTTGTTTTCCTATATATTGTTCAACATAAAGGCGAATGAAGGTCCTCAAGTTGTTGTTCATCATATGTTTCAGGACCATAATTCTCAAAATCAGATGCGTTTGCAGTAGCACCTAATGGTTCACCCTTAGTGTAGAATTGAATCCCCATTAAATTAGCCGAGATACCTTTGTCATTTTTATGTACCCAATGCCATAAGCCGATTAAAACGTTCACAAAGCATCCATGATATATTTTTCCTTCGTTTGCCTGTATGACTTCACCTTGTCTATTATATAGCTTAGGCTGGTCTTGGTGAGCCGCATTAAATATTAAACATTCCTCTTGTTCTGGATACTTATCAAGGTCAGGTTCATATAAAAAGTCTGCTAATTTGTTAGGTACCTTTTTAAAGTTCTCTATTGCTGTTTTTTCTATTGCTGATTTTATTTCTTTAATCGTGTTTTTTTCACGGATTAAGAATTTACCATAGAATTTAGCGGGTGAGTCTTCGCTGTAGCGGGTTGGTTTATCCAACGTGCCAAATATGAACTGTACATTTGAAACTAATAATTTCATTTAACTTGCTCCGTGTTAAGTAACTAATGCCTAAACTAAGGCTTTTTCTCTGTCTCATATTCTTTAAGTTTTTTAAAACCTAAATATTCGATTGCTTCTTTTTTATGTGACATGTGAACTAATGTTTCTTTACCTTCTTGTCGTATTATATCACGCTCAATAGTTTTTACTTGCTCTAAATTCATTTTATCTTTATGTTTATTAACAAACTTTTTAAATTTAGCAGGTGATAATATCTTTTTTTCATATGCCTCATTCTGTAGCAGGGCTAAGAGATTTTCTATGCTTCTCCAAGACTGGCTACCTTTTCCCTTCACCACTTTATAACCATTAAACGACCCACCCGTTTGTATAGTGGTCAAAACATGTTCTTCTATTCCCTTAAGCCAACTTATAATTAATTTTTTATTATCAAGTATAAACCGCATTCTTTCTGCCTCTATGTCCTTTAACGCATCAAGGCTAGCAAACTCCTTACCTATAATTTTAGTTAAATGTGTATCCAGAGCTTTACATGTTGGTTTAAGAGGACACCATCCACATGTTACCTCTGATGGACTAAATTCCGCATTAATAGCACTTGTTTTTGCTGCTTGCTCTGTTATACGAATCTCATGACCTTTTAACTCATCTAAGGTATATTCCCAAGATGCTATGTTAGCAACTGGTTGTATCCTAGGTTGAAAAATATGTACTATTACTTTATTAATTTTTACTAGATCAGCAAACTTTTTCAAAGCAGATATAGCATATATAATTAGTTGAGGGTTGTCTTTTACTTCTACAAATACACCTTGTCCATATTTAAGGTCAATAATGTGTAACTCATTTTTGCAATATCCAATTACATCAGCAGTACCCATATCGTTAAGAGCATAAAACAAAGGAAGTTCGAGTTCAGTATTATATAGGGCAAAATCAAGGTGCTTTATATAGCTTATATATTCAACGATATGCATTCTCATGACATCATCATATTCACCCTCACAAGTCAGGGGGCTTTTTTCTAAGTTTAGGCATAATGCAGCTAGTTGGTGCGCACGGGTGCCTTCTTCAGCAGCATCAGAGGTTGTCTCAGGTGGATCTGCTTGAGCAATAGCATTAACTGAGGCAGTACACTTGAGCCAACGATATGCTGATGAAGGTGATAATTTGCTATGTCCAGTCATGTGGTGTTTTCTATGCGTTCTCTAACCTTATCATCTATGGAGCTATTTTTGCTCATAACTATCCAGTAGGATTCAATAAATTCAATAAATCATTTCTTATGGTTTTGTAAGTATTCTGCTCACTTTCTGCCAAAGTGTTTAAACCGTGTTTAACTATTAACATTTGTTTAGCTTCTTCTAGCTTATTCTGTTCTGCTAATCTAAGTGCAATAGCCCCTATTTCTTTAAATTGATCAATGTCTTCCATAACTTCCATAACTTCCATATTCGGTTCTTGTATTTCTAGTAAAAGTTCTTCTATTTTAGCTAATGAGGTCACTAATGAGCTAAGCCCATTAGTGACTTTTTTAAGTTCTTCCTTGATCTCAATATCCATTTATTTCTCCTAGTGTGCATTTTATTCGTCAATGGTTTAAAGACTTAAGTTCATTTTCAAGTTCTTTAATTTGATCTAAAAGCTCGTTATTTTCTTTTTTAAGGTATTTAACGTCATCTAAATAGCTTTTGTTTTCCTTTTCAAGGTCTTCAATTTTATTTTCAGAAGTACCCATACTAATTTCACACTTTTCAATTACATTCTCTAGGTCTTCAATTATAGTATTCATTGATTTATTTCTCCTTACGTTTATTAAATTTTCTTGCTGCTTCTTCAGCGACGGCTATTTTTTCAGCTACATTATCAACAGACTCAAACTCGTCAGCTTCAATATCATTTAATATTTCATCTTTTCGAATTTCCAATTCTTCTACAATTAAACCTTTTCCTTGACTTTCTAGGTTACTCATTATTCTATTCTATATTATGTTTTTATTACTGGTGTATTTACAACTGGTCCAATCTGTGTTTCAGGCATCTCTAAATCTCTCCTTTGCTTTGCCAATTTCAAATACATATCTTCCAAATCGACTAGTATTTGTGACAAGCCATAACGACCTACACGATCGGTATAATCCGTATCTTCAAATTTAGCCAATTCATCTTGTACGTTTTGTGCTACTTTTTGTAGTAGATTTACATAGTCTCTGTTTATATCTGTCATGTTTTTAGCTCCTTAAGCTTATTGTTTATTTATTATAATATAGTACCTATTATAGGAAATTCAATTCCTATTTTTTTTATGTCCCTATCCTTTTCAATATCCTTAATTTTATTTTCAAGTTCTATAACTTTCTTATACAATCCCTTTCTTTCTCCTACTATGTTTTTATATGTTTCTTCCATATTAAATAACATAGTACTTCCTATTTTAACTGTAAAATCGCTATCTCCTATTTTATCCACTTCAACGTAAATACATAGTATTAATTTTTGTAGCGTATGTACATAGTCAAGAGCTATATTATTCATCATATTCCTCTCATTTGTTCTATTTTTCTTTCTTTTAATGCTTATTATATTGTCCATGTATATATAAGTTTGTATGAGTCAATCCATTACCCCCTTTCCAAATAGTTCATCGCGATCCTTTTGAGATAAATTTGGCATAATGTATTTGTTATTTGTTCTCATTTGTTCTCTGGCTATTTCCATTTTTCTTTCTCTTTCTCTTTCTAATACAACCTTCATATATATTTCTTCACGATGTACCGAAATATCCTTTGGTGCCTCTATACCTATTTCTACTTGACCCATGTTCATGCGGATAACTTTTACTCTTATATTGTCACCAATTATGATAGATTGCGTAGCTTTTCTAGTTAGTAATAACATATTATATCTCCTTTTATATAATTGTTTTGTGTATATTCCTAGTCCTATTAGAAGCGATACAATACACCAACAGCAAATGTATTTGTATAGAAGGCATCATATTTCAAATCTGTTGTACCTGGTATTTTAAAAGTTGGTCCTTGAGTAATCAAGCCCTTCCACTGAAAAGTGATTGCTGATTTCTCATCCATATTATATTTAAGCCCTACAATCCCTTGAGCGCCAAGCAAATTGTTATTTATTTTTTGATCTGTACTTACTCCAAACAATTCTAATGTCTTTTTGGTACTGAGACGTACATACCCCGAACCAACTCCTATATATGGTACAAGCGTGCTAGCTTCACTATCAAAAAATTCAAGGTATACGTTGCCCATTACTGTTATTATAGAAGTATTACCTGTAAGCGTCATATCCGGCAATAATGGTCCTCCATCTAAATATTCCTCCTTATGCGTAACCATTGAAGAAGCAACTTCTAACTCAATGCGGAAGCGCTCTTTCTTATACCCCCCAGCAAAGCTCGCACCAAAACCTAAATTATGATTAATATAGTCATATTTAGTGCTGCCACCGTTGATAGTGTATTTAAAGTCTGGTAGAACAGCCAAACCTAGGTTTCCTGATATATAAGGTCCAGATAGACCTTCTGCATTAGCTGATTTTAAGCCTAGTAATATAAGGGATAAGCCTAAAACTATCATTATTCCTATTCTTATCATGTTATATGTATCAATTTTCATTTATATTCTCCTATTTTTGTTAAATTATATTTTTCTCTTTAGTTCACTTCTATATACAGCATCACAAGCTGTAGCTACTCCTTGATCGCAATACTTTTTAGACACTACTAATCTTCTTTCGATGTCTACTGGATTGAATCTTGGTGATTTCATACTTATTTTATAAAGTACAAACGAAAATAATCCAACTATTATAAATATTACGGCCATTAACATACATTCTCTTACAAACATTTCATTCTCCATATTTTAATTTATTCTGTCTTATTGTTTCCTTAGCCATTTCAAAAAGTGCATCTATGCTGATTCCAGTTACTTTAGAAATATTCTCTAATGAAACTACGACAGGCACCCCTTCGACATCATCATATTCTCCTAATCCTTTGTTAGTTTTAAGCTCCCATCAACTTTCCATGTAATAAATATATAGCTGCCTAGCTCTATTTTATTGGTAAGTAAAAAATCATTCTTATGTGTATGAAGATATAGCGTTTTTCTTTTACGGAAAGTCTTAGTGTATGTAATATCTATGGGTGTTAGCTCTACCTCATCAAGAATGTATGTCCAATTGAAATAATATACCAAACGAATAATGCGTACTTTCTCTTTTCTAGGCTTTTCATAAAATAGGCTTTTAACATCATGTTCTGTTAACTCTCTATGAATCTTGTGGATATTACGCAAATATCTTTCCCCTCCAATCCTGTGTGCGTCATTGTCATTGACGCTTAACTTTTCGCTTGCCCATGTAAAAGCATTATCTGCTTTCATTATTTTTTCTATATTAGCCATCATATTCTCCCTGTTGTAATTTCTTATTCTTCCATTTGCTCAGATTTCTCCTGAACATCAGGTTTAAGGACGTCTATTAACTTTTCACTTCTCCATGTAAAAGTATTATCTGATTTCAATACTTTTCTTATACCTTCCAGTCCATGCTTTTTCTTATCATTTTTAAGGGCATCTATTAACTTTGGAAGTTCTTCCTGTATATCCGCAGGTAGACAATCAGCAAAGTTTAAAAGAATTTCTATAGCAATATCTATAGCTTCTTCATTCTCAGTTAATTGTGGTTTGGGAACAAGGTTGTTAATTCCATCAAGCTCCTTTACTATTTCATTTCCATAGCCGATTTCTATTTTCATGGTTGTAATAGGTGGATATACAACACCACTGCCTCCTTTGGAAGGATTGCTCTCATCTAATTTTCCTTTAGGCGTATAACCTGTATTTCCCATCTCTTTCTCCTTTTTTATTTAATATTTCTCTTTAGCCGTATGTAAGTTTAGAGGGTTTCACAGTATTCTCATATTTTCCCGTATTCAAAACTATGCTGCGTTCAAGACAAACTAATGCTAGATCAATATTTCCTATTATTTCCTTATTGTCTTTAAATTGTGAGAAAGGTAAATCATGTTTAGTTTGACAAACCCCACTAACAGAATGTTTTAATATTCCGTCTAGGCTGAAATGAGAAACTCTCTCTGCGGATGAAGCTTCAAAACTAGAATGTGGACAATGCAATTCTATTTGCATTATCCATAATACATCTCTTAAAAGGTCTCCCGCGTCTCGTAAAAACATTATCGGGTTAGTAGTGTTGTTTTCATCATCGCACCTCGAAAAATAGATATAATGTAAGAGTAAATCAACAGTTATATCAAGTTTAGTATATGTACAATATGTCCTTTCTTTGCGTGTATCTATAAAAGCGCTCATTTTATATTCTCCTATTTTTATTAATATTTAATACGCCTACAATCTTGAATTTTGCGTTCTAGTTCGTTGTAAAATTCAAATAGTTCGCCGGAGCATTCAACAAGTGATAAAACAACTGCTTTACCCGTCCCTTCCCATGTGCTCTCTAATATCATCTAGTTTTTCAAAGATAGTCTCATGGATGTTTGTAGAAGTGTCACTCGTTATTTCACCATAACTTTTTAGGATATGAGGTAGCCTAATAGCTGTCGTTAACAATATAGAAAAAATTAATATTGTCATTAGTTCTATAAAATTTAGTCTAAAATATACCAATGCCATTATTATCGCTATAACTAACGAAGGTATTACGATTAAGATTAATATGTTCATTTTAGTCTCCTTTTTTTATTAATATTTAATGCGCCTACAATCTCAAATTCTATTTTACGTTCTAGTTCATTTTATTCTCCTTTTTTTATTAATATTTAATGCGCCTACAATCTCAAATTCTATTTTACGTTCTAGTTCGTCGGAGTCTTCAACAGAAAATATAAACGCTTTACCAGTAGCACTCTCATCAAGTCCTAAAGCAAACTTAAACGTAAATTCAACATCTGTCTGTACCAGTTGTGCTTGATATATATTAGCATTATCAAAGATTAACTGTGCTTTCCCTGTATGAGTTCGAGAAAGCCTAGAAGCATTAATCTCGTACTCTCTTACTGCCTCGGTTACCTCGATATCCATTGAGGGATCGTTTGGGGGTGGTTGGATTTGGCTAAAACTCAGTTCAAACCATACAACTTTTCCAATCGTTTCATCCTTTATATAGATAGTTCCGCGCTTAAATTTATCATCTCTATATTTAATTTCCATTTTATTCTGCTATGTTATGTTGAGTTTAATCAGTGGGTGTATTTCACGTGGTTTGTTAGAAAGCTGTATTTTTCCTATCTGGTCAAGTGCCGCACAAAGACGATGGTTAAGCTCTGGGCTATCGAAAGAAGGATTATTCTGCATAAGCTTAAGTATGTTTTTTATTTCTTTCTTAGCTTTTTGTAGTATCTGTGAAACTTTAAGTGGGTTTTTAGCTATACTTTTTCCAATTTTCTCAATAAGTGTCTCAATGATTTCTAAAAAGTTGTTTATTTTTATGTTGTCCATTTCATTCTCTCCTTTAAACTATATTTATCAAACTCTGTAATTATAATAACAAGATTAAACTAGCTTGTAAAGGTATATTTATAAAATAAACTGATATTTATTTTAATTAAGCGTATTTATCCAAACATAGGCTTAATATCAGCATAATGTGCTTTCAATACTTCTTCTTCGTCTTTAATTTGAGCATTTGTACTAGATATATTGTTATAAGTTGTCAACTTGATTCTTTTGGACGTATCACTTTTTGGTATATTTAGTCGATAGTCATTTTCTTTAGTTTTATATCTACTTTTACGATAGCCTAGTTCTTCTAGTGCCTCATCCACTTTATAGGAAACATATCGCTCTCTTTCTCCTTTATAGGCTTTTCGTAAATGAAAAGCAGATAGGAGATGCGTGTTTAGTCCAACATATTCACCAGAGTCGATGAAATTCTGTATTATTTGAGCATCATTGCCATGAGAATCCTGTCTGAGCCTCTCTATAGCTTCTGTTTGGTATGCAGCATTAAGGTCAAAACCTTTATATATAGGATAAAACATTAGAGCAGCAACGATGTCATGAGGACGCTGTGCTAATTCATAGGCTTCTCTAAACCCATCGGTTTTATATTTCTCTTTTGCTTCAATGACTGTCATGGGTGACTCAATATAAAGGTAGCGTCTTGTATCATCTTTAGGAGTTATTATTTTTTTACTGTTGCTGAAAAGCATAATGTTTAAGCGACTAGGTACCTCAAAAGTATTTCGATACATAACTCGAACTTTTGCTGTTTTGCCCTCAACAATGGTTTTTAATGACTCAGTTAGAGAGGTGGCATTACGTCTTCCTGGCAAAACTTCATTTAATAGTAAAAGTTGGGTATCTAATAAATAATCAGACTGACTGGATATATAATCTGCCCATCTTGGATCTTTTGCATGTTTTCCCATTATTGCAGACAGCCATGTATAGATGATTGATTTACCTGTACCAGGTACTGAGACTAAAACAAGCGCCCATTTTGCAGGGGTTGCGGGATTTTGAACAATATTAGCCAAGAACGAAAATACTAATTTTTTAAGCTGAGGGTCACCTACAGGGTCACCTATAATGTCTGATATATGTTTGTCCATAATTCGCAATGTCTTTTGAACGGCTGTTTTATTTGGAGGATGGTTAATCTCAATGGGTATATAAGTATTTAAATATATAGGTCCGTGTTTTACCAATCTGAATGTTTCTCCTGCACCTGGATAAAACATTACATCAGCATAAGTAGGTATTCTTTGTACTGTAGTTGCATATAATGAGGCTAAATCTGCTCTCTGTTTTTCCCAAGATTTATTAGGATCTAATAAGCGATGCCTGTAAACATTGTCAAAAGTGCTTTTGTTAATCGCTGATTTTGTCTTTGTGTTATAAAATTGATTTCTTGCTTGTTCCAAATATACAAAATCATCTAACCAATGGTGTTTCTGTTCCCAACCATTCTTCTTTGCTTCAGATATAAGCGTTAGTATTGTTATGGCTTCTCCACCTGTTGGGTCTTTGAGTCGGTTGTAATAGTCGAAAATCTTATCTCTTGAACCATCTATCGTCCATCTTGCAGCGTATGCTTCTAATATTCCACGACCTTTTGCATCATCATATTTATATTGTCGTTTTATGGCTGCGGCAATACGAAATCTTGGCCCATAGCGCTCATTGTCTTCATGGTCGACTTTTAAAAATGTGATGGCTTCAAGTATGTCAGCATCAGAATATTGTGCATAAGGCTCTATAGATGAATCTAAGCTTATGTCTTTCTCTTTCGGCATTTCTCCTTCATAGTCAAAGAACTGACGAACAATGCCTGTGGGATTAGTGCTGGGATAAAAGACGCATTCTAAAGGGTAGTCCTCAAAAGATAATGGAAAATACATAAGTTGGCATGGTATTTTTGAAACGGGGTCAAACTTATGTATTTTTGAAATAGGGTCAAACCTAAGACCTAGTATGTCTGCGATATTAGAAACAACGTTAGCATGATACATTTGGTCATAAGGCTGAACATCAATAACTAAACGTACTTTAAGAGCACCCTTTTGACTACTTGTCGTATTATAAAGAAACATATTCAAATGTTGCAGTTCTAAAGGTACGTTAATAGATCTAAAAGTATTAATTACGTGTTCTGCTGAAGCATGAACATCAATATCAATAATGACTAAATGTACGTTTTTAACCGCTTTGCTATTACGAGTTTTTCCTGTAAAAAGAGCAGCTGTGAAAAAGTCAGTGGCTTTCCATTTGTTCCTTTGACCTGATGTGCCAAGCCAATAGTCTGCATTGGTAATTGGAGAAGGTATGCCTTTTTTTATTCGCTTGTATAAATTAAAAAAAGTAATTGATTCTGGATAGATACGCTTGGTTGGAACACCTCTGCTTGAGGTTCCAAAAAATATGATCTTGGGCATTATGAAATCCTATTTTTCTTTTGCTATTAATATTAAATTTGCTACACTACGTAGCTGGCGAGATATAGTTTTTTCTGTTTAGCACAATCCGCTTGCTTTTTTTTTCTATATCTCGCTTTTTTATTTTTCCATATTTGTAATTTCCTTTTTTACTGAATGTGGACCCATATATTCTAAAACTTCTTTAAGTATAAATTTTCTTTTTTTTCCGATCCTATAAACAGGAAAATTTTTATCACTTTCTACAAACTTAAAAAAAGTAGCAGCATGTATACCTAAGCATTTAGCTATATTTGAGCCATCCATAAATTCAATTTTCGCTTTTTCTTTCATTTATATATCTCCACAGCTAAATGCGTTATGTATACGTTATTATGCTCAATTACTATATGTATAGTCTACCAGTATATATAAGCTATATCAAGGCATTAACGACCTTATATTATGGTATTTTGAGACATAGAAAATTAAACTGTCTCAGGGGTGTCTCAGCAGTGTACGAACGTAAGATATTGATTTATAAGTTAGATTACATCTCTTGTACTCTGTACACTAAAAAGAAGTATATATATGTATTTAAGAAATAAAAAAGCGAGATATAGAAAAAAAAAGCAAGCGGATTGTGCTAAACAGAAAAAACTATATCTC